ACTCGCGAAATAAACAACCTGAAAAAACAGATGGAAGAAGTAAGTTCTTATAACAGCCACTTATTAAGCGAACTTAATTTTATAAGTGAAAAAGTCCCTCAATTCGTCAGGCTTGCTAATATAGACGGAAAGATGGAAATAATATTCAACAGGACCAATTATGATAAGGTTCTGGAAGCTTTAAATCTGAATAACATCAATATATTGACAGCGGATGATGATGATTTCATTCTACCTGACGGCACTAAATTTGGCAGCCAGACCATTAAAGAAAGAAATTACAAATCAAAAAAAGACTCTGAATATATCAAAGAAGATAGAAACATAATAATTTCACATCAAAGAGCCAAGCCCCGGAACGAAGAATGATATATTAAGCATACGGGTCGTAGTCACTGATCGTGCGACCCTGTTGCTGGCCGGGCAGATTCATCCGCTTTGAAACCGGGAATGCAAACGTAAGCGCCAGAGCATCGCCGCAGCCTGGCGAGCGGCCGAGGCGCTCTTTGATATCTTCTTTGGGCTCCAGCACAATCTTGCCGTCGACGCGCACCTTATACTCGACCGCCGACAAATCCTCCGCCGTCTCGCGCTCATCCAGCGTCCCGCCCAGCTTTAGCCAGGCCTTAACGTTGTTGTACATCTCGCCGCGCTTATTCAGCATCTGCGGGTCAGTTGACTTGCCGCCGAACGGGATCAGCGTCCACGCACGCCCCCAGCCGTCGCCGATGGATTTAAGTCCGGTGCCGTAGCCAAAGTCGATAAACACGGCGTCGGCGCGATACTGGTCCTCAAAGTCGGCGATACGCTTCGCCATAATCAGATCGTCGGTGGTCTTGCTGCCGCGCCAGAGCAGTTTGCTGTGCAGCCCCTGCCGCAGATAGATAACCGCGTCGTCAGCGCCGGAGTATGCCGGGTCGACGCCGAGGATAACCGGCGCGTGCGCCACCTGCGCCTCGGTGACGATGCGCGTCAGGGCCTCATCGGTCATGCCGGTAGGGATGAACTGCGTTTCTGACGCGTCCGGGAAGATGCCGCGCACGCGCACTTTGAAGAAGTCACTGTCTTCTCCGTAGTCGGCGGCCCACTTCTCGATCTGTGATTTGTTGGTGCCTTCGACGGTGCGGGAATCGATCTGCTTGCACTTCCAGCGGTGCCGGTATTTGCGGAAACATTCGCGGAATCGCCCAGTGTTTCTCGTCGGGTTACCGAATGCCACCCAAATAATTTCGGTGCCTTCGTCCGTCAGCGCACCCTCGGCCACCTCCCACACCAGATCCGCGATATTGGACGCTTCATCGAATACCAGGATGATGCGCTTGCCCTTGTTGTGCAGGCCTGCGAATGCCTCGGTGTTGTTCTCGCTCCACGGGATAGCGTCGGCGCGCCAGGCTTTAGTGTGGCTCGGATCATTGGAGTAAATCGCGGTGGCGGTGGCAGTGAACCAGTCGCGGGTAATGCTGAGGCGCTGCCACTTGGCGATTTCCGGCCAGGTCTTCGTGCGCAGCTGGTTCTCGGTGTTGGCCGTCACCACGATTTTGCAGTCTTCGCAGGTGTCCATTCCCCACTTGATCAGCATTGAGATGAACGCAGATTTGCCGATGCCGTGGCCGGACGCGCGGGCAATCATGAGCGGCTCGAATCGCGTCGCCGGGTCGGAGAGGTGCTGGCCTATTTCGTCAAACGCTTCCGCCTGCCAGTCGCGCGGCCCTTCTGAATCTTCCAGCTCGGAACCTGGTTCGCCCCACGGAAACGCGTAGAGCGCATAACCGAGCGGATCGTGCGTGAAGCTGGCGATATCTTCCACCAACTGCGACTGGATATCGACGGCATCACTCATCGGCTTTCACCTTCTTCGCGCCTTTCTTGCTGTTTGCGGCGCGCTGGCGGGCTTTCGCCATCTGGTCAGCCAGCGACAGGTTCACGTTGTGCTCGTGGACTTCTTTGAACGCGCTCACGTCGACATGCTTACCTATGAGCTCAAGGTTTTTCACCTTATCCGGCCATTTAACTTTCTGCAGGGTGGACTCGATATCGTCTTCTCCATCCTTTCCAGCCATGCGTATCCGATTAATATCCATCGCGCTGAGAGAGGTGCGCCACACCTTCGGCCAGTCGCGGATCGGCTTCAGGCTGCCGTCATCGTTCAAAATATCCAGCACGTCCATTTGGTCGATTTCAACCAGCCGAATGAGCACATAGTCGGCGCTGACGCGCAGGCGCTTGTTGCGCTCTTCCATCAGCTCGGCGATGCGGTCGCGGATACGGTCATCCTTCATCATGCGCATGGCTGCGTTGTCATACGACGAGAACCCGGCGCGCTTTGCGGCCTGGCCCTGCGCGTCCGGCGTTTTCACGTATTCCTGGCAGTAGCGCTCCTGCATATCCGTTAACGGTTTAAATTTGGTGGATTTTCTCTTTCCCGCGCCTTCAGCCATGATATAAACCCAAAACCATTACCATTTTGGTAATACTATCACACAAAAAGAAACCGCCGTAGAGACGGTCTGTGTTCAGATATCAATGCCAGTTATATCCCTGACTTTTTTCTTTGCAAATCCTTAAGCGAGCGATTTGGCTACGGAGGTTAATGTGGCAAGCCTTTGCTCTTTAAAGTTTGTTTTTATGGCGGACCACACTTCCTTTTGGCGTATGTCAGATAAAAAATCATGGCCTTTGGCAGTAAGTCTTAAAGGAGTAATCATCCAGTAATAGACATGATCACTTAAAGAGCACCTGATGAGGTGACCAAACCCGCGTCTGCCATCTACACGCTCGATCAGCTTATTGTCAGCCAGCAGCCGCATATGGAAGATAAAGTCGCTGTCATCTCGGTTATAGCCCTTAGCTTCAAGCTCGGTTAGCAGCGTATCCGGCCCTTCCGTATCCTCAAAAGCGCAAAGCAACTCTTTGATGTAATCCTGATTTATTTTCATGGATTCCCCCTGTGACATGTCACGCTATTTATACCACCAACTTAAGCGCATGCCACCCGCTGGTAACCCAACACTGCGAATCACCCTGGCACGGGCAGCTGTCGACCGGCAGCGCGTCGCCGCACTTGCCGCACTGGCGCGCCCGAATTTCCGCGATTTGCTCCTGCAACCGCGCGTCATCCTGTCGGATCAGCATTGCGATGTATTCGTTCAGCTCATACGGCTCTTTACCTGGTCGACGGGCGGCGCAGTTACGCGCCACCATGTCGAGCTCCTGCTGGTCTAGCACCAGCTCGAGTTTACGGCCACCAGCGGCGGCCTGGCGGGCGCGCTGCGCTGCTTTTCGCTCTGCTGCGGATTTAGCCATTACCCCTCCTTTCCCGGTAACTTGTAAGGCTGGCTTACAGGTCGAGGCACAACCGGCGCGGGCGGTGCTTCCACGAATACGGGAACGAGACCCGCGTCGGACTGCGCCCACATCCACTCTTTATTCGCCACGCCGGCTTTGAAATTGCGGAACGCTTGCGGGTCAGCGTAGGCAACAGGCTCCGCCCGCTCCCGCAGCGCCAGCAGCGGCTCTGTTAAATAGAGAATCACTTCATCAGCGTCGAGCGCAATTTCAGTGCCGTCTCTCGCGCACTCAGTTGCGACATCGTGCAAAAACTGAACTCGCTCGTAATCAATTTCGCTCACGCTTCACCCCCTGTCTCTTTTGCCTTACGCTCAACCTCACGAACAGCAAACGAAAGGTCGTTCAGCAAGATAACGGCGGCCATGATGTTGCTGTGAAGCTGCTCTTCAATGCGATTTAGCAATACGCGCTGGTCAGGATGCCGTTCTTCAAATCTTGCGCGCTCAATCTGCCAGAGGTTGGCCGCCTCTAAGGTTTTGTTTGTCGCCACTCACTCACCCCCTGTCTCAAGATTGATGCCCGCCCGGTCGCACGCGTCGTGCAGCGCTTTGTACCACTGCTCATCGCGCTGTTGTACAGCTACTGCGGCGTAGTCATAGCAGCGGCGCGGCGGAATGATGACCTCTAGCTTGCGCGCCTCAAGCTCAGCTAAGCGCTGCTGCGCTATTCCCAGCGCTGACTCCAACTTAATCTGCGCAAGCTTTGATTCAGCAAACAGTTCACAGGCCACCTCCATATCGGTGCCGCGCTTTTCTGCGGCTTCCAGCGCTGCTATCAGCTCCAAAATATTCGCGGGGGTAGAAAGGCTAATGAGGCATATCTTTGATTTGTGAACCGTGCAAATCTGACGCCCAGCCTCAAACCATTCATCGCCATATGCGTCCACAACGCGCTCAGCCGCCGCTTTCAGTTTTGCTGTGTTCATGCGGCACCGCCTTGACGCAGTTTGGCAGCGAATTCAATGAGTGCACTGTTAACTGCAAGCGCCCCTGTAGTTCGCTGTTCGGCCTCTTCGTAACTGATGCCATTCGTCTCCATCACACAGTCTGTGTCGAAAACTCCATCGAGCGAGTCCAGTGCAGAGATGATGGCCTGCGCCCGCACTTCGCGCAGGAATGCGTCGGTGGCGGGGGTTTGTTTGAGCACATAACAAACATCATCTGTGCTGCACGGATCGTCTTTCCCGCACACCTCGCAAAAGTGAACTGATTCGCTGTGCGTTTGAATTGCAGACTTCAGCGCCGCATTCTCCTCCGCCAGCGCTGCACGACTGGCTTCCAGTGAAGCAAACTTCTCAGCCACTGATTTCGTCCCATCTTCGCCGCAGACCTTAAACATCGTTTTTTCCCAGGCAAGCACATCGTTATGCTCGGCATCGCACTGCTTCGTCTTTTCGCGCAGCGCCTCGGTGGTAACGTCGAGTTGAGTCGCCATCTTGCTCAGCAGCTTCGCGATATCCAGCAGCGGCGTATTGCTGTCGAGGCACTTCGCCAGCTCATGACCAGCCTTCACTAACTCATTGTTTTCACTGTGCATAATTCACCCGTATTGATTTTTTAATCATCTGACAAATCAGGACTTAAGCATTAAGCCGTGTCGTGCGATCAGCAGCGCGTCGGCGATGGCCTGCCCTTTGGCTTTTGCATCCAGCGCGCGGAGTGCCGGGTACAGCTGAATTGCCCGGCTCCGCGCCGCGTCTTTGTCGCTGCCGATGAGGCCAGCGGCCTTTTTCCATGCCTGCGGTGTCACCAGCGTGTATGGGATGTGAGCCCCCTGAAGGATGCCTTCGGCGATACCTGCTGCATGACCGAACGTGAACATGCTCGCGGTTCCCTGCCCTGGCATGGCGCCAACCTGCTCCAGATACGCATGGGTGATGCTCCACGACTGAAGCCAGGCCGCCAGCTGCGCGCCGTTGACGCGGGACTTACTGCCGACTTTGATGGTCGGCATGTTCAGGTGCGCCACGTATTCGCCGGTTTCGTCTACTGCCACCAGCGCCCCGCTACAGCCGGGGTCAATCCCGATAATCACGCCCATGTTGGTTTCCTTGAGCCTTTACCTTAAAGGTAATACTGATACTTTTACGAATAGATTTCAAGCGATACAGATAAATAAAATTACCATTTTGGTAAACATTTCACACAACAAAAAATCACCCCCTGAATCCGGGAGGGATCTCGTCTTCTGGCTCTGGTATCGCGTTGACGTCTCGCCCGGTTCTGCCGTTAACTCTGGCCCGGCTCTGCTGCACACTGCGCGCCAGCTTCTGCTGCCACTGGGTGTGGTGGAACGCCTTCCCCTCTGCATGCCAGTAGTCGATGAACGATGCCAGCTCCTGAGGGGTCACCTCTTTCGTCAGCTGGATGCCCCATATCGCGGCCTGCTTCCTGAAATCGGGGTCGGGCTTCCAGTCTGGAGATATCGTGAATTTACCCAAGCATCCGGATCCGCCTAGTGGCACGTAGCCATCCATCACAAAGTTTCCGGCACCGGGGTCAGGGTTTTTCGACAACCTCTGATTATTGGGGTTATCCACAGGCTCAAACTTCACTCGCGCGTTATGTGGGGTTTTATCTTTTATATCTTCCTCTTCCTCTTCCTCTTCCTCTTCCTCTGGTAACTCTTTTCGTAACGCTGGTTGCGTTACTTTTTGCGTTTCACGTTTTCGGTGTTCAGCGACGCGACGGTTTGTAAGCGCCCGTTTTTTCGATGATTCCCCGTTGTGCCGTTCGAAGTTAGGCAGTACGAGCCGACCATCTTCATATGCCAGCCAGCCGACAGTGATCAGCGCATCAGCAAAACCTGTAATAAAAGCGAGTCTATCCAGCACTCCTTTTGTAACGCTGCCAGCGTTACCGTCTATGGTCTGCTGATCTGCCCACGCCCATATCCGCACAAGCTTTCCGAGAACGGCGTCCGGGTCGATATTAAGTATTTCCGCTATCTGAAAAATTTCCGGCTTGTCGGGTGTGATGACTTCGACTTTAATCCAGCTACTGGCCATCAGATCACCCCCGCGGATTCGCCTTGTTCTGCCGCTGCCATAAGGCGCTTGATTTCGTCCTGGCGTCGCTTGTTGCTTTCCATGGTGCATGCCACACAGTGGCCGTTATAAACCCAGCGCTCGCTGTCGTGTCCGTGCTTGCAGGGCTTCCCGGTGTAATAACGCTTCATACCGGTCTTTGCGGCCTCAGTTCTGGTGATAATCTTCACAGTCGGAACCTCATTGCGGTTGTGATTACGATAATTTTGCCTGAGCACACGAAAAGATCAACCGTAAACGGATAAATATTACCCTTGCGGTATGTGGCGCATAAAAAAGGCCGCCTTAAGGCAGCCTCTTTGCGTCTGTGGTGGGATTGTCAGCTGTAGAAGAACTGGACCAGGTCGTTTTTGCTGGTCAGCCAACCGCGCTGCTTGCACGCCTTAAAAAGCTTTTCCATCCGTGCCTTAGTCGGCGTCTTACGGCGCCCGCAGTAATGCGCAGCGATATACCCGGCTGTCGTCCCGGCATCCAGAGCGAACGCCTCCCGGCCCGCCTGGTCTAGGCTCAGCCAGTGTTTCTTGAAATCAAATTTCTGCTCGATTGCCATAAATTTTTTTCTCACAGTATCTATTTACCTCAAGATTATTACCTTTTGGGTGTAAAAATCAAACATTATTACCTTTTTGGTGCATTTACCTTTTTGGTAATATCTCTTTTAATTTAATAAGTTAACAATCCAAAAAAGAGATAATTTAATAGAAATGAAAAGTATTCATGAGATACGGCGAGAAAATTTAAAGGAAATTCTGCGGCGTTATTTCGACGGCAAGCAGATCCGCCTGGCCGAACGGCTGGAGATTCAGCAGAACCTGGTGTCCAGGTGGGAGAGCGGCGCGAAGAATATCGGCGATAAAGTCGCCCGGCGAATTGAAGAAGCCGCGCGCGTCGAATCCCACTGGCTGGACGTCGATCACCAGCTGGCTAATATGCTTGAAAACCAGGAAAGCGATACTGGCCCGACGAACACCAGCGAGCTGGCCGCGAGCATTCTCAAAAAGTGGATGGACGCCGACGGGCTTTCTCAGCAGAAAGTGGCGGCCGCCTCCGGCGTCAGCCAGGCAACAATTAACCGCCTGCTGCGAAACGAGAGCAGCATCTCCGTTAATAACCTCGCAGCGATTGCAGAGTCGTTCGGGCGCCAGGCATATGAGATGATCCTGCCGCCGGAAGCGCCGGGCCTTATCAGTTACGACCACAAACTGTACGCGGCGCTGCCGCAGCAAGAAAAAGACAAGATCCGCACGTTCATTGATTTCGTGATGTCTCAAAACCAGAACGATAAGCAGGCGTAAGACGCCGCGTTAGCACAACTACACACAGCCCAGATCCTCAAGAGCCGTTCAGACCCAAAGAAAAATAGTTACCGTTTTGGTAATTTTTTTCTCTCACTATCTATTGACTCTCTTTTAAAACCGGCTCAGTATTACCTTAAAGGTAAACATTGAGGCGGTAAAAACTCTTTGATTACCCATCGCCGGACGCGTTCCGGGTTACCCATAACCAAAAGCATTACCAATTTGGTAAACATTTGAGGTGCGGAAATGCAGTGGAGAATCATAAACGGTTGGCACTGTGTGACGATTTCCGGGCTCATGAGCTGGAAATTCAGAACGCTGCGCGAGGCGGTCGAGTGGGCATTCATAACCAGGGAGGCCCGCAGTGTTGAAAGAGAAATGCGCGCCTGAGGCGACGGTCGATGTGAACGGCAGGCCGTACCGGGTTTACCGCCAGGCAAATGGTTATGAATGGCGTTTCGTATCTGTCGATAAGCCGCGTGAAGGTTTCACGATGAACTTTGAGCAGATGGTGAAAGCCGGGTTTGAACGATTAACGGGGTACTCACAATGAACCTTCAACAGATTGGAAAGATGGAAAAAATCATCGAGCAAATGTCCGCCGATTACTGCATCTGCAAGCAGGTGGAGGCGCGGCAGGAAGAGCTGGACGCGGCGCTGAGCAATAGCGCGCTGAACAAAGTGATCCGCGAATCCTGGCAGGCTGCCGGCATGCGCAACGAGATCATCACTCATGTGCTTGAAGACGTTGAAGCCACGGAAATCATCGGCGCGCTGCTGCGCGAGCTTTCCGGTGTCGCGGCGCGCTGGGATATGGCTGACCAAATCGACGGCGCGAGGGATGCAGCGTGAAACCGGGCATCTACCGCGACATCCCAAACGAGGCTTACCACGCCGGTGACGGCGTGAGTAAATCGCAGCTCGACATGGTGGCAATCAACCCGGCACTGCTGACATGGCAGAAGAATGCGCCGGTCGATACCGAAAAGCTCCAGGCGCTGGATATGGGAACCGCCCTGCACTGCCTGCTCCTGGAGCCGGAAGAGTTCAGCAAACGCTTCATCTTGGCCCCATCTTTCAACCGCCGCACCACTGCCGGAAAGGAAGAGGAAGCAGCATTTCTTAAGGAAGTTTCCGGCAAGGGCATGACAGTCATGAGCGCCGAAGAAGGCCGGAAATTGCAGCTGATGCGCGATAGCGCGTTTGCTCACCCGGCGGCGCGCTGGCTGCTTGAACAGGAAGGCGATTGCGAAGCGTCGCACTACTGGATCGACGAAGAGACAGGCGAGTTGTGCCGTATTCGCCCTGATAAGCGACTAGCGCAGTTTCCCGTCATGGCTGACGTGAAAAAGGTTAGTGACATGTCACGATTCGCGCGACACATCGACGAGTTCCGATATCACGTGCAGGACGCGATGTATTGCGAGGGAGCAAAGCAGACGACCGGCGAGCCGCACAGTTTCTTTTTCATCGCCGTCAGCGAGTCGATCGACTGCGGCCGTTATCCGGTTCGCGTGTTTGAGCTGGACGCTTACGACAAGGATGAGGGATTTCGCCTTTTCCGGCGCGACCTGAACGCTTATCACCAGTACCGCACCAGCGACGAAGTTGGCGGTATTGAAACCATTAAACGCCCGGAATGGGCTCGTAAACAGGACATGTACGCATGAGCAACGATATCACTTTAACCGCGCAGCCTGGCGCCACTGTTGGCACCGCCGCCGCCATCTTCAATCCGGAAGGCCTGATGCGCCTGCAGCAGTTTGCGCAGGTCATGTCAGAAGGCGCTGTATCCATCCCCCAGCACCTGCGCGGCAAGCCTGCTGACTGCCTGGCAGTGACAATGCAGGCGGCACAGTGGGGCATGAATCCGTTTTCTGTTGCGCAGAAAACACACGTCGTTAACGGCGCGCTGGGTTATGAGGCGCAGCTGGTTAACGCCGCTGTCTCGTCATCCAGCCTGCTGGCTACCCGCCTTAACTATCGCTGGGATGGCGACTGGTCGAAGGTCAACGGCAAAACCGACAAGTCGCCCGGCCTTACTGTAACGGTATGGGCAACGCTCAAAGGCGAAGCCGAGCCTCGCGAGCTGACGATCAGCATGGCGCAGGCTGGCGTGCGTAACTCTCCGTTGTGGGAGCAAGACCCGCGCCAGCAGCTGGCCTACCTCTGCACGAAGCGCTGGGCTCGTCTGCATGCGCCCGATGTGTTGCTCGGCGTCTACACCCCTGATGAGCTTGAAGAGAGCCGCCCGCGCGTTGAGCGCGATATCACGCCGCCTGCGGCAGATGCCCGCAGCGTTAACAGCCTCATCGGCAAGCCAGCGCCGCAACCGGACGCACCAGCGCAGCAGGCGACAAACCAGCCACGCCGACATGACGACCGCACGCCTGACGAATTGTTAAAGGATTTCACCGAGTACGCGAGCAATGCCGCATCGGTAGAGGCGCTTGATAGTGCATACAAAGCGGCGGCTAAGCGCCTGGCGAGTCATCAGGAGAACCTTGATAAAGCCACCGACGTTTATTCCGTGCGCCGCGAAGAAATGACCGCAGCGCAGTAATTGAAATCAAACGCGGCGCCCGGCGCGCCGCCACCTGCTAAGAGAGAAAAAAATGAAACGAGCATACGGAAAGAAAGAGCTGTTAGAGGTTGTCCCGCTGTCGATCAGCACTATCGATGCGCTGGAGAAAAAAGGCGAGTTCCCGAAACGTTGGTACATCACTGACAAACGCTGCGCATGGGATGCTGACGAGATCAGTGAATGGCTCGAAGAGCGTAAGGCCAAAAGCCCGTCGGTGTTCGGGGGAAAAAAGCCTCCGGTTGAGCAGCGAGTTTTCCGCCCGGTGAGCAGCGCTGCATGACGGCCATCACCCGGCACTGGCAAAAATGGTCAGGTCTGTACTGGTACCTGGCCGGTATCGCCGCATGGATGTACCTCATCGCGGCAATTTTCACTCAGGATGGATGGCTCAAATGAAATCGAAAACCCGGCTTGAGCGTTACCACGAAAATTACGTTACCCGCCGCCTGGGCCCGCAGGTGGCAACCTCTCCAGCCGCGCAGGCCATTGAGCAGAGAGCGCTGGAGCTGGAGGCTAAAGGCCTGTTCCGTGTTGCAGCGGGGCTCTGGCTGAAATGCCTGGATGCCGCCGTAGGCGACGTTGAGCGCCAGCGCATCGCTATGCGCCGCGAGCGCTGCATTACTCGCGGTTGCGCGCGCCGGGAGCATTACTGCGGCGTTAATGCGGGACAGATAACAGATATGTGGGGGCTGCTATGACCAATTCGCACGATGATATTCAGGTCGGTAGCGTCCTGATGATGTATTCACCGGTTCGCCGCGGCTGGATTACTCCCGACGGCAGCGTAATCACCAACCCGTTAAAAGCGCAGCGGATCGCCGAAGCGCTTCACAACCAGATTAAAAAGGCGGCAGCATGACCGGTAAATACACCCTGATTTATGCAGATCCGCCCTGGGCATACCGCGACAAAGCGGCCGACGGCGACCGCGGCGCCGGGTTCAAATATCCGGTAATGGGCGTGCAGGATATCTGCCGCCTCCCGGTCTGGGAGTTGGCAGCAGAAAGCTGTTTACTGGCTATGTGGTGGGTGCCGACGCAGCCGGTCGAGGCATTGAAGGTTGTCGAGGCGTGGGGCTTCCGACTCATGACCATGAAGGGCTTCACATGGAACAAATGCGGCAGCCGGCAGGCAGACAAGCTCGTAATGGGAATGGGTCATATGACGCGCGCCAACAGCGAAGACTGCCTGTTTGCCGTGCGCGGCAAGTTACCTGAGCGCATGAATGCCGGGATCATCCAGTCATTCACGGCGCCGCGCCTGGCGCACTCGCAGAAGCCGGACTGCGTGCGAGAAAAACTGGTGCAGCTGCTGGGCGATGTGCCGCGTATTGAGCTGTTCGCCCGCCAGACTTCGCACGGTTTTGATGCGTGGGGCAATCAATGCGAAGGCCCGGCGGTTCAGTTGCTGCCGGGCTGCGCAATCCCGGTAGTTAAATCGGTGGCAGCATGACACGCGCTGATTGTGATCGCTATGAGCGAGAAAGCGTAATTCGCGCGCTGGGTGACTCCCGGCGCGGCCCTGGCGAGGACGCAGCGCAGCGTTTAATTCGGGGCATCGAGCGCCGCCGCGCGGCAGTAGATAAGGCAAAACAGAAGGAAAAAGCATGAGCCAGAAGCACCAAATCCACCAAATGCAAGAGCGTATTGACCCGGCAGTTTTGAAGAAAGCTTCTGATGAGTATTCCGACCTGCTTATCACCATGTGCCTGTGCATGAAACTGGCGGGCCCGACGCGCGCCAATGTCACAGCATGCGCCAGGGCACTTAAAACCCGCCTTACAACGTGGCACAGCCAGAAAGAGCTGGACGCCATTATCAAGGCGTGGGACCCGGTAGGCTACTTCCTTGGGCTGCGCCGTGAAGCAAATGAGGCTGCGGCCAGCTATGGGGAACCGGCGGACACATTCATCTAAAGTAACCCGCTACGGCGGGTTACTTTTCCTCCATCCATTTCTCGAACTTTGCCGGAGAAAACGGCACCAGGTCGTAATGATCTCCGGCTTTCCAGTTATCCAGCATATCGGCCCACTGCTGCAACATATACTCTCGCTGGCGTGCATACTCCGCTTTGTTGTAAACCGCCCTCACCCCACGCTGTTCATGCGCCAGTGCTTTCTCTATCCAGTCTGACGGGTATCCAGCTTCGTGAAGCAACGTGCTGCCAGTACGGCGCAGATCGTGAATGGTGAAGTGAGATATCTTCTCGCCCGCTTTCGCATCACGCTCGATGATATTTGGAAGCATGATGTTAAGCGCTGCGTTTGATAGCGGTCTGTCCAATCGGTATCGGCCAGGCAGCAACAATTCACTTCCGCAGCTATGGATCTTCATCTCTTTCATCAGTGAAATAGCCTGGCGGGAAAGATAAATCACGTGCGGTCGTGAACCCTTCATGCGCTGTGCCGGTATTGTCCATATCCTGCCATCAAGATTGACTTCATCCCAGTGCGCCAGCAATGCCTCACTTTTGCGCACCAGCGTTAAAGCAATTAGGTGAACAGCCAGCTTCATAGTTGCCATTGCCCTGGTGCCTTCAAGGGCTCGCAGAAAAATCCCCATTTCTTCCGGAGATAAACTGCGCTCACGGGGCCTGAATGTCGCCAGCGTTTTTGGTTTGATGCCCTGTGCCGGATTAACAAATTGGTGTCCACGATCGTTTGCAAATCGGTATACGCTGTTCACCATTTCCAGAGCTTGTATCGCTGTGGCGTTACCTCCGCGCTCCAGAATGCGGTCGCACATTGACCTAACCATTGACGGCGTTATTTCTGCCATTACCTTCCGACCAAGCGCTGGAAGAATATCGCGCCGGATGATTGCCTCCTTCATCGCTCTGGTGCTTTCTGCCAGCGTCACATGCTGCATATATTTTTCGATGAACGAGGAAAAGTTTTCAGCGTCTTTGACTAATCGCTTTCCTTCTCTCTTTTGCGAAGCCGGGGATATACCGGCATTAACCAGCTTCTTTGCCGCAATAAGCTCGTCTCGCGCCTGAGCCAGTGTAATTCCGTCGGCACCGTATTTACCAATCGTGAGTGTTTCACGGCGGCCATTAATCCGGTAATCGTAACGGAAGGAGATAACACCTGTTTTGGTAACGGCAACGTAGAGACCATCGCGATCAGTAACTTTGTAAAGAGTATCGCGAGGTTTGAGGTTTTTCAGTTTGGTATCTGTGAGCAC